GTGACCACTCGATGCAGAACGCTAAGTCAGGACAGTGGTGGGAAGGAAGTTCTCATCGTGCCTTGGCTAATAACTCTGCTGTATACTTACAGAAACCTGATTCACTCACATTCATTAAAGAGTGGACAGCCCTGATTGAATCTAAGTCAGGTGAACGTGGTATTTACAGTCGTTATGGTGCACAGAAGAGTGCTCCTGATCGTAGGGACTCTGATAAAATTCATGGGACTAACCCGTGTGCAGAGATTGCTCTCAGATCAAATCAGTTCTGTAATTTAACAGAAGTAGTACTTCGATCAGAAGATACTCTTGATACAATCAAAAATAAAATTAGAGTAGCAACTATTCTTGGTACACTACAATCTACACTTACTAATTTTCCTTATCTTCGTAGTATTTGGAAATCAAATACAGAAGAAGAACGTTTGTTAGGTGTATCTCTTACTGGAGTATGTGATTGTCCTGCTATTATTAATGCTACTGAAGAAGAAATTAAAGAACTACGTGATTACGCTGTAGAGATTAATGAGGAGTGGGCACACAAGCTTAACATTCCTGCTTCAACAGCTATTACAACTATTAAACCTTCAGGTACCGTAAGTCAACTGGTTAACAGTTCTTCTGGTATTCATGGTAGGTTTGCTGAACACTACATTCGGACAGTACGTGGAGATAACAAAGATCCTCTTACTGACTTTATGAAAATTTCAGGGGTTCCTAGTGAACCTTGTTTTATGAAACCAGATAGCACTACTATATTCTCTTTCCCGATTGCAAGCCCTAAAGGCTCTATAATGGCAGACGATCTTAGTGCTATTGAACAATTGAAACTATGGTTGAAATTAAAACAGAACTGGGCAGAACACTCTGTATCTATTACTGTGTATGTGAAAGAAGATGAGTGGTTAGAAGTGGGAGCCTGGGTATATGATAATTTCGATCACCTTACAGGTGTATCGTTCTTGCCCTACTCAGAACATTCTTATGAGCAAGCACCTTATCAACCTGTTTCTGAAAAGGAATATAATGCAGCACTCTCAGAATTTCCACCGTCAATCAACTGGAATGAACTCTCAATATATGAGCAGGAAGACAATACAGAAGGTGCGCAAACCCTCGCCTGTACGGCAGGTGGATGCGAAATCTAGTGACTTGGAAACAATAAAGACTAAGCCTTGGAAAAGAAAAAGAAAAGTTAATGCAAGGCTTAGAGCTTTTAGATTACGTTGTGCTCGCAGAAAATATAAACAACTAGGAATCTATTTAGAGGAAGAATAATGCCAACAATCCCATTACAAAATTTAGGTATAAAAGGCTTAAATACTGATGTGCCACCACAGGCGTTATCTCCTGAAAACTTTTCGGAGGGTCTCAATATGAGGCCTTCCGATGGTTCCTTACAAGGGGTCAAAAGATTTTCTACAACCTTTGATACTAATACTACTGGAAGTACCGCTAGGAATGTTTATGCAGTAACCCAGTGGACTCCTGTGGGTTCAAGTAGTTTTAACTTAGCTTATCTTTACGAATCTTCCACAGGGGTAGTGTCCTTTCAAGTATCTCAAGATATACTTAATCCTATTAGTAGCTCTTCTACTGTTACAGCAGTAACTAATCTAAGTCCTGATGGTAGATTTGGTTTTGACTTCTTTACATTTAACGGTGTTATCATTGTTAATGATGGTATTAATCAACCTATTCGTATATCTAATAACGGTACTGAGGCTGCACCTAACTATCAAGCATTGTTTCTTTCTAACTGGTTTACCGGAGCAGGAGATGGTAGTGCTCAAGAGGCAGTGGTAGCAAACAGAGTTACTGCTCAGAAGCTGGCAGCTTATAACAATAGACTTGTTGCTTTAAATCTTAGTGGTGCTTACTTATCTAATGAAAATCTAGGCAACTCTTCTTTAGCATGGTCTACTCCTATCACTGATATTAATACTCTTAATGGTATAACTTGGAGATTCTCTTCAACAAATAGTGCTGGAGATGACATACTAACAGAGACCTCCGGTCAGCTTCTTGGCGCTAAACAACTAGGTTCCTATTTAATTGTTTACAAAGATGATTCGGTTTATAGATACCAAGATACTGGAGATCCTCTTTACTTGTCCAGTGAAATGTTGTTTGAAGATGATGGGCTATATAGTCCAGATTGTTTCGAAGACATTGGTGATGGTAGACATTTCGTATTAGGTAACTATGGTATTTATTTACATGATGGCGGTCCTAACAAACTAGACATATCTAAAGGTAGAATACAAAAAGATATTTACAGTACAGTTAATCCCGATCACAGAGATCGTACATTTACTTTCTTAAACTCAAGAGACAAAGAAGTGTGGGTGTGTTACAGTGCTGTTGGTAACTCAGGTACAGGAACTAACTTTGCTTACGTGTATAATTATAAAGAGGATACATGGCATAAGCGTTCATTACCAGATTTAAAAGGAATAACTGAGGGTGAAATTAATGGTGAGTTATATACTTACGGATTTAGTGATCAAGGTCTTTTTCTTTTAACCGCCTCAATGGAGTCGGGAGGATACGCTAGATTCCTTAAACAAGACTTAGGTAACCCTCATGTTACTAAAAATATTAATGCTGTATATCCAATGAGTGTTAGGGCGTTTAATACTACAGCTATCGCAGCCAACAGTCTTAATAACACCACAGTAAACTCAGAATTAAATAAGTCTTATTCAAGCAGGGATGCACGTTATACAAGAACATTCGACCCGGATAGCAACTCGGGTTATAAAAAAGATTATAGACTTAATGGTAGATATTTTAATGTAGAGATATCTATGGCAGGGGATGTTAACCCCGAAATAACAGGACTTGATTTAGAAGTTAAACCTTCTGGTCAACGATGACACTGCTACTCGCAGGATAGGAGTAAAGAATGAGCAACGTATTCATACCTTCATCAATTAGAGATAAGGCAACCAGAGATACTTTTATTGCTGTTGTAAAAGAGTTAAACACTGTAAAGACAGTTACTACTTCAGCAACTGATCCTAGTATATACACTCCCGGTAGACCTGGGGATGTTATCTTTTCGGAAAGCAGTAATAGTATTTGGGTGTTCTCAGGAACTACTTGGGTTCTTGCAGCAGACAATACTACTACTGCTACTGTTACTTTGTTTAATAAGTCTAGTGTAGTTTCTGCCCCTGCTTTACCTACCGGATCTTTTACTTATACATTTTCTTCAAGTGTATTATCAGGATCTGGGCTTAATGGTTGGACTCAAACTCCACCATCTCTAAATAAAGGGGAATACCTTTGGTCTATACAAGCCCCTGCTGTCTCTGCCCTTACTACTGATACAGTAAATGCAACTGAGTTTAGCGCTCCTGCTATTATAGGTATTGGTGGAGAAGATGGTTTAGCAGGAAACTTTTCTGACTTGCAAGGAGCTATTGCTCAGACACAAATACCCGCAGGTATAATTGACTCTACTCGTATAGCTAACGATGCGGTAATAGCATCTAAGATTAGTGCTAATGCTGTTGGTGCCAATGCTATTGCTGCTAATGTAATCACTGGAAACAAAATAGCAGCTAATACTATTACAGGAAATCTTCTTGCTGCTTCAAATATTATTACTAGTTCTGCTCAAATGAACAATGCAACTATTCTTACTGCTACTATTGGTAATAACCAGGTTACTTTTCCTCAGATGGCAACTGGCTCTAGTCAAACAGATGTCCTCTTGACTGATACTACGACAAATACATATGCGTCATTAACAGTACCTGCATCGGGAGCACCTGCGCAAATCAAAGGTTATTTTACAGTTTCTTGGTTAAATTCTAGCAATGCCATAGATATGACAGGTTATGCTAATTTCAATGTTAGTCTTAAAGTTAATGGCTCTGTTATAGCAGGTTTAAACAATGCGCATGTTGCGGCTATCAATTCCCCTACCATTATGTTGAGTGGTCAAACTACTGTAACAGGTTCCACAACTATTACATTAGAGATAACCAACACAGGGGTAGGTAATGCAACTAAAGTTCGTTACATTTATCCTAGAGTTGAATACTTGGAGTTAAAGCGATGATGCAGAATTATACAATTTATAATGCCGACAAGATACGTATTGTGCTGCACACAACGCTCGAAGGTCTTCAGCTTAACTTACAATCAGGTGAAAGTTATATAGAAGGTGAATTTTATGATGATAAATATTATGTAAAAAATAATTCTCTTCATGAATTTCCAGCTAAGCCAGACTATCCCGCAAACTTTGATAAGGAATTAGAGTCATGGGTTTGGGATGAAGGAATAACTTGGGCGCAGTTGAGACATAAAAGAGGATTACGCTTATTAGAATTAGATCCAATAGTAAGCAATCCATTACGTTGGGCAGAACTTAGCGCTGAAAAACAAGAAGAGTATACTAACTATCGTTTAGATTTACTTGATTTACCTGAGAATACAATAGATCCAAGAAACCCAGTGTGGCCTAATAAGCCATAATAGAGATAAAATAATAATGGAAGTAATTCTACTAACACCTCAACAAGTTGTAACTCACTGGCGAACTATTGAACCTGCTATAGAGAGTGCGCTTGAAAGCAGCGTGAACGAATCTACTACCTATGATTATCTTACGTGGTTACAAGACCCACAAAATTATCAATGTTGGGTAGTTCAAAAAGATAATGAGATTATAAATGTTAGTGTAACTAAGATTAACAATTATGCTACACACAAGTCTCTTCATCTTGTAACTACCACAGGAATAAATGGAGCAAGATGGGAGTCCTATAAAACCGCCCATCATATAATAGAACAATTCGCCCGTGATCAAGGATGTAGAAGAATAGAGATGTATGGTCGCAAAGGATGGTCGAGAGTACTGGATAAATTAACAGGCTCTAAAAAAGAAAAATACAGAGAAGTGTATGTAGTACACTCTATGGAGTTAGAAAATGAGTAACAGTTTATACAATCCATTCTCACCTATGCGTCATATTAACCCTAGATCTTCAGGCCTAATCGTATTTAAAGGGGGTGGCGGTAGCGAAACAATAGAGTCAATCCCTGAGTGGTACAAACCTTTTATTGAAAAGGCAGCAGGTGAAGCTCTGCAGCTTACAGTGAAGGTGATCTTAGCAAAGTTGCTG